CCGGCAGGTCCGCCTGCTGGCATCGCCGCAGCGAATTGTCCGATTGGGTCAGCCGCAGCTGCAAGAGCTGACGCATTGCCCATAGACCCGTCTCCTGCCGGTGCAGGCGAACCGACTGCACCAGTTCCTGCTCCTGCTGCCGGCGCGCCTGCACCTCCCGTGGCTGCGCCGCCTTCGCTTGATTCATCCTGTGCCCCCATCATGGCGTGCGGACTCAACTGATCGGGGTTGAGTCCCTTTTGCAAAGCGTCGAGGATGACGTTGGCCGTGGTCGCCTCGGCCGCCGCGCTGTTCTTGCCGGCTTGCGACAAGTCCTTGAGCGCTGCCGCGAGGGTCTGGCGGATCGTCGCCTGCGTCATTTCCTGCTGCTGCTGCTGCGTCATCTGCGCCTGCTGCTGCGTCTGCTGATCGATCTGATCGCACTTCTCGTCGTCGTACACCAAGTCCTCGACTTGCAGATCACGCACGCGCACGCGAGCACGCGCGAGGTTGCGCATGTTCACGTACTTCTTTTCCTCGTCCGTGAGCGTCGTCGCGAAGTTGTCCAGCTGCAGGCCCAGCACTTCCTTCGCGATCAGGCTCGTCGCCCCACGCGCGATCGGCTTGAAGTCGCCGCGAATCGCCGGATTCGGGTTGAAGTTCCGGTTGAACACGAGCAGCGACGCGATCACGGACTCCGTGAAAACGTCGAAATTGCGCACCACGTCCTTGAACGGCAGGGCGGCATCGCCGCGCAGCATCGAGGCACCGGTCGCCGTGCGGAACGGCTCAGACGGCCCTTTCTGCATGTCGCCGCCGGTCCCCGCGCTCACGAACGTCTCCTGATCGGCGAAGTCCGAGAACATGCGCGCGAGGCCCTGCATCTTGTCGATGTTCATCGGCAACTCGATCGGCCGCACCGCCGGATACTGGGCCGTCGCCGGGTTGTCGTCATCGCGCTGGATCACCATGTCCGGGTTGATCGTCGTGATGTCCTGATCGAGACGCAGCAAGGCGTTGTTGACCTCGAAAATGCGCTGCACCGCGCCGTTGTCGAGCGCCATGCGCACCGCCGCGCACACGCCCAACTGCGAGTCGCGCATGATCGCGGGGAGGCCATTGCCGAGCAGGAACGACTCATCCTCTTCGAAAATGAAGTGGTGGTACATGCGCACCGTCTCACCCGTGCCGTCCGTGTCGAGATCGCTCCACGGGTCCAGCTGCGCCTTCACGACGTAGTTCTCCATGATCCACACGATCGCGCGCAAGTCTTCCTGCAACTTGTTGTCAGGAACATTCACGCCGCACGCGGCAAGCTCCGCGCCGGAGACGAAGCCCGTCCACACCAGCGCCTCGAACTTGTTGATCTCACCGCTCTCGGCGGTGTTCAGCTGCACGCCCATCGCGCGCAGTTCGGTCTCGAACGCGCGGCGCTTGTAATTGCCGGTCGGGCGGTCGCGCAAAAACGCGTTGATCTGCGGCGCGAGGAAGTCGCTGCGCTTTTTCAACTCGATGACTTGGTGCTTGCTCATCACCACGCGCTCGAACTGGCCGTCCATCTGGTCGAGGTGCTTGGCGCTCATGTCGGGGTAATAGTCCCACAAGCTCACCCACTCGAAGCACGGTCGATAGGCGGTGTACGGCACCGCGGTCAGCTGCCCCTGCGCGGTCATTTCCCAGCGCCGCAGCTGTTCCTCGCGCGTGAACGGCCCCTTGAGCACGCCCGCGCCGTACTGAATGCCGCTCGCCAGCACCTTGCGGCACAGCGCCACGTAGTCGAGCAGGCGGGTGCCGCCAAGCTCCTGCAGCTGATCCTCGATTTCGAGTTCCATGCGATCTGCGCGCTTCTTCGCGAACTCGCGGATCGCCGCCTCGATCACCTCGTCGTCGGGCTGCTGCGGCTGGCCGGTCATGCCGCCTTGGCCCTGCTGATCGGCCATCACCTTGTCCAGAACCGTCTGCAGATCGGCTTGTTCGAGGTTCGGCACGGCCGAGGCCGCCACCGTCCAGTTCTTGTCGTCCGCCTGAAACAGCAAATTCATCAGCCGCGAGAGCATCGACACGCACTTCACCCGGGTGAGCTTCGGATAGGCGTGCGAACGGTTCTTGTCGATGCTTTTCTCGGTGTCCGGGTCGTAAATGCCGAGATATTGGCGCGCATTACGCTCCCATTTCAACTCGGCGAGCCGGCGATCGGTCTCGTATCGGCGAAAACGCGAGTGAAGCTCTGCGCCGAGCCGACGCATGCCCTCGGGGTCGATTTTCACGGTGCCCGCGGTGGCGGCGGCAGTCGGATCAGCAGCAGATGTCATGGAGTCCTCACTAATTTGGCCGTGAGTCTATCGCATGGCGTAACTATTGCCCACATTTCGACGCCCATATCGCTGTTTTTGCACCAGTTTTCGCCCCGCGTTATCCTCGCCCCGCTTCGCGTGCCGGCACAGGTACGTGAAAGCGTCCGCGATGTTCGAGTGCACGTTCTTGTCCGGGATGTCACGCTGCACATCGGACTTCGAGACCGTGTATTTGTAGCCGCCCGTGAGCGCGCGGATCAATTTCAGGCACGTCGGGTCGATTTCGACGCCGGGGCCGTCGCCGGTCAGCCGCATCATGTAATACATGGCCGGATCGAGCCGCGATTCGATCGAATTGTCAGGGTTGTACGCCACGGTGAAGTGCCTTTTCAACTCGTTGATGACGCTCGAACCCTGCTTAGCCTGCGACGAGTTGACCGATGACGGGTCCGGGATCACCAACACCTCGAAACCGAGGTATTTGCGCGCCAGACGCGGCTTCAGCTTCTCCGTGATGAACCGGTCGGTGGCGAAGTCCTCCAGCGCGAACTCGTCGAAAACGCGCACTTTGCCCACCGTATCGTCGTACTGGCCGATCACGCACCCCATGCGCTTGCCCGGATCGTACGCAATCAGCAGCGGGCGCGCCGGGTTCGGCACCATCGGGCGCTTGGCGATGTGAATGTCCCGGTTGAACATCGGGAAAACGGGCTTGCCGGACATCGAATAGCCCCAGCACACCTCAATAAACTGCTTGACCCAGTGGATCGTCTTGCCCTTGGCCAAGTTCGTGTAATAGTCGCGCTTGCCCGGCAGGTTCTCGGTGTTCTCGGCGTCCTGCGAGAAGCCAGACGGCTGTTTGAAGTACGTCCAGTTGTCCGGCACGGGCTGTTCCGGCGGTAGCGCGTCGTGATCCTCCAGCATCGGATACCACCAGTCGGTTTCCATGCCCGGATTGGATGCACCCCACATGCCCCAGTTCGTCGCGCCACCGTCGATCTCAGGCGGATAGCGCCCGCAGCGCGCGCTGAGCGCTTCCACGATCTCCTGCGGAATCTGCACGAACTCGTCGATGATGGCGAAGGTCACTTCCAGCGAGAGCACGCGGTTCACGTCGTCAGGCGTGTCGAGCGGGCGGAACATCACCTCGCACTCCACGTCGCCGAAGCGCAAAATGAAGTCGCTCGTGGTCGCCTTCCACTTGCCGGCCTGCCCGTCCTTGAACCAGTAGTTGAAGCTCTTGATCGTCGTGTCGCGCAGCTGCGGCATCGTCGACCGGACGATCACGCACCGCGAGCGGCGGATGCCGTCGATCGGCGAGGGCGCTTGCAGGCCCGCCATGTAGATGAGCTTGAAAAAGATCGCGGTCGTTTTCCCCGAGCCGACCGGGCCGATGATCCAGTCCAGAAATAGCTCTGACTCTTTGTAGTGCTTAATAAAGTCGCGGCCTGTCGGCGGCGGGGAGTATTCGACTGACGCCATGTATTACCCGAGAAGAGAGCGAACGAGGATGACGGTGAGTGCGCCGGCCACGAAGCCGGAGATCGCGCACAAGCCGACGACCAGTCTCAGTGCGCCGGACAGTTGTTCTTCAGTGACGTTCACGCTGCCGCCCTTGCCATTTTGTTGTGGAGTTCGATCGCGATCGAGGCGGCCTGCACCAAGTCGCTCGCGTAGCGAATCGTCATCATGCGGGCCTCGGCTTTCATCAGGGCCACGCTCTCACGGGCGCGCGTCACGTCCATCTGACACAGGTCGGCCCCGTCCTCCAGCAGCTGCATCAGGTCGCGCAGGCCCTCGGACATGACCGGGCGCTGCCACCGCTGGGCGTGCATGTCGAAGCTGTCGCACAGCCCCTCCAACGACGGCTTGATGGGATACGTGCATCCATCCATGAAGTGCTTGA